AACTTGAGGCTAAGAACCCCCAGTGAAAACCGCTCGTTTAGTCGCAACTCAGACCTTAGCGTCAAGGTTAACAAGCCAAAGAAAAAATGAAACTATCACAATATAAGTGGCCCCGCCCCCACGGGTTTACACCGTTCGAGCATCAGAAGACAACATCAGAATTTTTAGTGAACCACCGCAAAGCGTTTTGCTTTAACGAGCAGGGCACAGGCAAGACAGCATCAGTCATATGGGCAGTTGACTACCTCATGCAGTTAGGGTTAGTGAAGCGCGTGTTAGTGATTTGTCCGCTGTCAATTATGAAGTCCGCATGGCAACAAGACTTGTTCAAGTTTGCTATCCACCGCACGGTGTCCGTTGCTTACGGAGCGGCAACTAAGCGCAAAGAAATTATTAGCGCTGGTAGCGAGTTTGTCATCATCAACTTCGATGGTGCGGGTATCGTTAAGAAGGAATTACTTACTGGGGGTTTTGACCTTATCGTTATAGATGAAGCCTCCGCATACAAGAACAACAAGACTGAGCGCTGGAAAGACCTACGCGACCTAACAAAAGTTATAAAGGGTTTGTGGATGTTGACGGGAACTCCCGCCGCACAGTCCCCTGTGGATGCTTACGGATTAGCACGGCTAGTCAACCCTACAGCGGTACCCCCATACGTGTCGCACTTTAAAGACTTAGTCATGTCTAAGGTTAGCCAATTTCGCTGGGTGCCACGCCCAGAAGCCAAGCGCATAGTACACACTGCGCTACAACCCGCTATACGTTTCGAGAAGAAAGACTGCTTAGACTTGCCACCCGTAACCTTTGTAGACCGAGATGCCCCGCTAACCCCACAACAGTTGGTGTACTACAAAAAATTGAAGCAAGAGATGTTGATCGAAGCTGCGGGCGAAGAAATTTCCGCAGTCAACGCGGCAGTAAAGATCAACAAGCTACTGCAAATATCTGGCGGCGCAGTCTATTCCGATACGGGGGCAGTGCTAGAGTTTGACGTATCAAGCCGACTCAATGTAGTGCGCGAGGTAATCGACGAGACGAGTAACAAAGTTCTGGTGTTCGTACCTTTTACACATACTATAGAACTGCTAGAGAAACACCTTACCAAGCACGGCATAACTAGCGAGGTTATCAATGGTAGCGTGAACGTCAATAAACGCACGGACATAGTTACCCGCTTCCAAAATAACGCACAAACAAAAGTACTAATCATCCAGCCACAAGCTGCGGCACACGGGCTTACCCTTACAGCCGCCGACACGATTATCTGGTACGCTCCATGTACCAGCGTGGAGACATACCTACAAGCCAACGCTCGCATTGATAGGCCGGGGCAAGTTAACGCAATGACCATCGTCCACCTAAGCGGTAGTCAGGTTGAGCGGAAGATGTATTCACTACTGCGCGGCAACGTAGCGAATCACGTAGAAATAATTGATCTGTATAAGCAAGAAATAAATTCTCAAAGTACTTGACAATGTCAAACGCTGTGATAAACTAACTACCCAAACAACAAAAATAGGAGCTAACAATGGACATAGAAGTTCAGGACGAAGTCACCTCCGTCCTACCCGACATACCCCTAGACAAACTCGCGAAGATATACATCAAGATTCGTGATGCGCGTGATGCCCTCACCGCAAACTACAAAACAGCTTACGCGGAGCTAGAAGAGCAGCTCAGTACGCTTGAACAACAGATGCTAGACACTTGCAAAGAGCAAGGCGCCGATAGCATACGCACCCCACATGGCACGATCGTCCGTTCAGTTAAGTCACGGTACTGGACAAACGATTGGGATTCTATGTACGCCTTCATTAAAGAAGTCGGCGACTTTGGCCTGTTAGAGAAGAGGCTCCATCAGACACACATGAAGGAGTTTCTTGCCGAGAATCAAGACGTTTACCCGCAAGGGCTTAATGTCGAAAATAGTTATACCGTGGTTGTTAGACGTTCTAAGGAAACATAAGATGAGTGCATTAACACTTTTAAACCAAGACCTCCCCGACTTTCTGCAAACAGTAGGAGTCAGTGAGCTTACAAAACAACTAGCTGGGCGTACCGGCGTTAAACGAATCGTGCCGAAAAACGGAATCTTTCGTAAGACGGCAGGGGGTGAGGAGCTGGGTAAAGTTAAGGGCAACCTCGACGTTATCATTATCAACGCTTCCCCTAAAGTCGGCCGTATTTTTTACGCTAAGCAGTGGACACCTGAAGCCGAGCCTACTGCGCCAGACTGTTTTTCAAACAACGGGCAGGCACCCGATGCTAGCTCGGTAACCCCGCAATCAGAACGCTGCGACACGTGCGACCAAAACATTAAGGGCTCGGGTCAAGGTAACTCTAAAGCCTGCCGCTACTCACGCCGTATCGCTATGGTGCTAACGGAAGATTTTGGTTCCTCACTTGAGGGCGAAGTCTACCAAATGAACTTAGCGTCTAAGTCTTTGTTTGGTGAAAGTGTTGGCGACAACACCCACCCATTCGAGAGCTATACCAAATACTTATCCAACAACGGTAAGAGTTTGGACTACGTGGTTACGCAGTTAAGCTTTAATGAGGACAACGATAACGCGTCTATCTTGTTTACGCCGACTCGCTTCATTAACAAAGCCGAGCACGCAGTAACTAGCGTAGTTGCAGCTAAGCCAGAAGTGCAGAAGATGGTCGTTATGACACCATACCAAGCCGATGTTTCTGGCAGAGTCAAACTAGAAGCCCCTAAGCCTGTAGTTAAGGTAGTCCCTGTGACTGAGGATGATGCAGTCGAGGAGCCAACTAAGCGGGAGGCTAAGAAAGTCGAAGCGCCAGCACCTACAGCTAAGAAGAGTTTGGACTCAGTAGTCGCGGCTTGGACGGACGAGGACTAAGTATGTCAGGCTACAGCTTAAACTTGGTGTTAGCGAATAAAGCCGCTGACTCAAAGCATATAGGTGTAGCTTTGGGACGTACATGTATTAAGGCTGGCGTTAGTGTTTACTTCGTGGCGAAGAAATTTAGCGTCAGCCGCCAAACGGTTTACAACTGGTTTGAGGGGAAAGTTACCCCTAAAGCTAGGATGGTTATGCCGTTTAAAGAATACATCGCGGCCTTAAAGCACCAGTACAAAAATGTTTGACCTACTCAACGCTGTGCTCCCAACAGAGGGGCGGTACTGTGTTATCGGTATAGGCAGTTTTCCTGACCAAAGGTTTGTAGATACTAGGGAAGAAGCAGAGGAAATAATTCAAGCGTTTGTAGGTAAACAGATTGACGCGTACTACGGGTGCGCTAAGTTTGGGCTAGCAAACGACAGGACTCACGGTAACGCTCAGTACTTCCGCGCATTGTGGGTGGATATTGATTGCGGCCCCACTAAGGGCGTACCTAACTCCAAAGGGATTATTGATGGCTACCTAGATCAACAGATTGGATTAGCAGAGTTTCAAAAGTTCTGCAAAACCGTCGGGCTGCATAGACCCATACTAGTGAATTCTGGTAACGGGATTCACGCCTACTGGTTGTTTGACCGCACGCTTACTCGTCAAGAGTGGACACCGCTGGCTAAGCAACTAAAGCAACTGTGCAAAGAGCATGGGCTGATTGTTGACCCATCAGTTTTTGAAGCCTCACGCGTGTTGCGACCAATGAACTCGGCTAACTTTAAGAACAAGGCTGAGCCCAAACCCGTCACTATTTTGAATGAGGACACTACACCGCTATCTTACGAAGCCTTCAGGGAGCTACTCGGCGCACCTGAACCCAAGGAAGAGAAGCCAGACTTTGTACCCTCGGCTATGAGCCCCATGATGGAAGCGTTGATGGGTAACAAGGTTAAGAAGTTTAAGACGATTATGATGTTAGGCGATAAGGGCTGCGCCCAGCTTAACTACTGCTACAAGAATCAAACTGAGCTAAGTGAGCCGCTATGGATGTCAGCACTTTCTATCCCCGCTTTCTGCGTAGATGGAGACAAAGCCGCCCACAAAATGTCAGAAGGGCACCCTGACTACGACCCTGCAGAGGTTGAAGTGAAGCTTAGGAACATAAGAAAGAGCGGCGGCCCGCACCGCTGCGATACGTTTGAGGAGCGAAACCCCGGAGGCTGCGCAGGCTGCCAGCACCAAGGCAAGTTTAAGTCACCAATTGTTTTAGGCGTAGAGATTGAGCAGGCTACTGAAGAGGACAACGAGGTTGAAGTCGACACGGATGCGGGCGTAGTTACGCACCAAATACCTGAGTACCCGTTTCCATTTTTTCGGGGTAAAAAGGGTGGCATATACATACGCCCAGCTAAAGACGACGAAGAGAGCGAGCCTATGCTGGTCTACGAGCATGACCTATACGTACTAAAACGAATGCGGGATAAAGAGCTAGGGGAGATAGCGTTGTTCAGACTGCATTTACCGCACGATGGGGTAAAAGAGTTTGCTATTACGACAGCAGCTATATCTTCAAAGGACGAGCTACGCAAGCAACTTGCGCAACAAGGAGTGATGGCGCATTACAAGCAATACGAGAACTTGATGACGTATGTTATTACAGCAGTCAAAAACTTACAATATTCAAAGAAAGCTGAGACAATGAGAACACAATTTGGATGGGTAGATGGGGACAGTAAATTTATTATGGGTGATAAAGAGATCACCAAAGACGGAGTGTTTTACAGCCCAGCTTCGTCAACAACTTCTTTTTTCTCCGAGAAGATTCACCCCAAGGGCACTATGGAGAAGTGGAAAGAAGTGTTTAACCTGTACGCAAAGCCGGGCATGGAGCCCCATGCGTTTGCCGCGCTAGTTGCTTTTGGTGCACCGCTATTTAAGCTGACGGGGTTGAAGGGTGCGATCATTAACGTTATCTACGAGCAAGCTGGGTCGGGTAAATCTACGATTCTGCGTATGTGCAATAGCGTTTACGGTATGCCGTACGAGCTCATGGCTATTGAGAAGGACACGCTAAACGCCAAGATGCAGCAACTGGGTGTGATGAACAACCTACCCAATACTATCGACGAGATCACCAATATGCACGCCAAAGAGTTCTCGGACTTGGCTTACGGTATCAGTCACGGTAGGGGCAAGAACCGCATGGTCGGCGCGGCTAATGGACTGCGCGTTAACAACACGTCTTGGCAGAATATGACTCTGGCTTCGGCAAACGCCGCCTTCCATGAGAAGCTGCTCATGCTCAAGAGTGCCCCCGATGGCGAGTCAGTGCGCTTACTAGAGTACAAGATTGAACCGAACGACGTAATCGGCATGGCCTATGGCAAGGAGATGTTTGACCACCAGCTTAATGAAAACTATGGGCACGCTGGGGAAGTTTACCTTAGCTGGCTAGTCAATAACTTGGAATCGGCTCGGGCAGACTACAAGATGGTTCAGGCGAAGATCGACAAGGAAGTTCAGTTTACCTCGCGTGAGCGCTTCTGGTCGGCTGTATGCGCTACTATTATTACTGGTGGGTTGATCGCCAAGCACCTCGGGTTACATGACTACGATATGGGCGCTATCTACCGCTGGATGAAGGGTATGTTGTCAGAGATGCGCGTTGATGTAAAGCCGCCGACTGACTCACCTGTTACAGCCCTTGGAGAGTTTGTTAACGCTCACTTAGCAGCCAATACATTGGTGGTTAACGGCGAGGTAGATAAACGCACTAGCTTAGAGTCCTTACCCCACATGGAGCCGCGTGGGGAGCTGCTGATACGGTACGAGCCAGATACTAAACACCTGTACATAGCCGCGAAGCAGTTTAAAGAGTTTTGCGTTAACCAGCAGACCAACTACAAGAGCCTGCTTAAAAGCCTAACCGACCAGCAAATTTTAATAGAGGCTACAAACAAGCGCATGTCTAAGGGTATGAAGCTAGTATCCCCTGCAGTACGCGTGCTAAAGTTTGACGCTAGTAAATCTGAGTCCCTACAGATTGATGCTTTGATCGCTGACGATGAGAATAGAGACAGTAGCGTATCAGCTTGAATGGAAAAAATTCCGTAGGGGGTACAGCTTTTTTGTACCCTGCATAGACGGTAAAGCCGCACGGGAGGAATTGCACCGTGTGGCTAAAAGATTAAAATTTAAAATTGCTACAAAAATTGTGTTGCTAGAGGGCATAAAAGGGCTACGCGTATGGAGAATCTGATGTACACTAGGTACAGCAGTTGTCTCGGATGTTAGCTCCATCCAACCTTTACCCCGCCTAGTGCGGGGTTTTTTTGTTAC